TTATATAATTCATCTGGAAATGTATCTAATTTGCACATTTCCTGTATTCACATTTCATATTTGAATTTTGGATCAAAGTTCTTTTGATAGACTTCATTCATTTTTTTATCAATCTCACAAGTACCAATCACATCGTATCAAGCCATTTTGTATCACATACTACTTCATCATCCACAAGAAAAACAACTAAAAACTTTGTATCAATTTTTAGATACATTTTCCAAGTCGCTTAAATTCCAATTATAAGTAAATGCCATTATCTTTTAGAAATTAAATCTAACCAATCTTCCTGCTTCATTATAACTAACTTACCTGTAGTCTTGTGTTTCTTGTTTACCTTTTCTCTCTTTTTCAGCTCTACTACATTTATTCCTTCTGGCATAGTGTTTAGTAGTTCGATGGCATTATTGATAGTGAAGCTAGAATAGGACTTACATTGTATGTTTCGTGGGAGTCAGCAAAGGTCTACTCAGGAATCATCTGTCTCTCTACTGGAGTATCTAGCAGTAGTGCATTTATACCCTAGTGCTTTATAGTTGTTCATACATTCTCTTTCTCGGGAGTGTCCTGATGTTCTGTTGTTCATTAGATTCGGTAAATAAAATCTAGTCAAAACAAATGACAGGCTGAAAGATCCCAAGATTGCTCCGATAGACGTACGCGCCATCATCTGAGAATACGAGCTCGTATGCTCTGCCATCGTCTGAATCAGACAACCAAGCAAAACCTCGAACTCTCAGACCGAGCCAATCACCATCGGAATGGCGATACCCTGATTTTTCTAGTCCCATAAGGTCAGTAAAGTTTTGTATTCTTTGGATTCTTGTTTCACCAGTGATGTGAGTTTCTAAAAACTCTTCTATTTGTTGTTTATTTTCAAAAAGTTTTTTCCCTGCTTTTTTGGCTTCTCTAGTGATGGCTGTGCCTTTAATATATCTGATATGTTCGTATCATTCAGGTCAAGCAAATATGTCTTTTCCATTTGGTTCAGGTCTAAGGATAGTAAAGGTTTTGTTTCCTATTTTTTTCGATTTTGTTTTTGTTTTCTTTTTTGGTTTTTCCTTAGAGAGGTTTTTGATTTTCTCAAGTTCTTTCTCGATTGTTTTGATTGATTGAAGTATTGTCATTATAATTTATTATGGGGTAAAAGCTATTTATAGGTTCAGGCTATAATATTTTTTTTATTTCCATTTTGTTTTTTCAGTCTTTTTTCACATAGCCCCTTAAAATCCTTAGAGTTCATAATACGCTTTTCTGTCGAAACTCTTTATCCTCTTCTGATCCGTACTCAATGTCAATGTTGTAAGTTTCTTTCATATTATCTTATTAAGAATAAATCTATTTCAGATATTTTATTTTGGAAGTCTAGTATTGCCATTTGTACTTCAAAATTAGCTTCTTTGTTTACTAGAAATCTTGTCTCCATTATTTCTTGGAAGGGTTTTTTCCTAAACCTCTTCAATGTTTCTCGGTAGTTTATCTCTTCTGATAGGATCATTAGAATGGATTATCATAAAATGGATTTTCCTGCACATATTCTCATTTATCAAATCGGAACTCTGCCCTTCAACTATTACCAAACCAAGTATCTTTGTATTGGAGAAGTAATGTTGTGCAATTTATCTCTACTCACATTTCAGGATCTTTGTTTCTCCAAATCTCTATTACCTGTGTAGCGTTGTCTATTACCTTCTGGCTTCCTCTGAATCCTTGTATTCATCATGGTCTATACTGTTCTTTCTTGTCTGTAGGCTTTTTGAGATGGTGTAGGAGTATTATACAGATGTTGTGCTTGTTTTTTATATCTTGGAGTCTTGATGATATTTCTTCAAATCTTGTATTCTCATTTGCATCTCAAGATATTTTTCAAAGATTATCAATAATGAATATCTTGAAGTTCATATCGTTGCCTTCCTCAATGCGTCTCTCAATCTCGTCAATTCACCAAGCACCATCAGGGGATATAATTTCTATATTATCATCAGCCATCATATCCAAAGTCATGTCCATCATCTTCTTTTCTAGTTCAGGGCTTATCTCCGTAGTCTGTGATTTGTATTTATTGAAACCGTGTCTCTTCCATACCGTCCTCATTATCATGTCTTTCTTGGGTAGCTCAAGTGATAGAAACATTGTCTTGTTCCCAAGTGCTGAGTTCTTCCTAGCAAGGAAGTAGGCCATTTCAGTTTTTCATATTCAGGCAAATCATCATAGGACTATCAGATCATTATAAGCAGGCTTACCTAGATACTTGTCTATATGCTCCAGTCATCGTGTGAATGGTTGCATAACACAGTAATCAATATCTTCTATTCAGGAAATGTCTATCATGGTATCATTATCAAGTAAAATCATTCAAAAGATATTTGGTATATCGCTTTCCGTAGTCTTTACCTGCCATCTCCTTTGCTTCTGGGAACTTATCTTTCTTGAGTAGGTCTACAAAGTTCTCATAAGTTTTTTCTAGTTCATATTTCTTTTTGTATGATTTACCCCTTCTGTACCAAGTAACTAGCCTTCTTCAGATATCAAATGTTGTTTGTTCTTGCCGTACTTGCTTTCAACTTGCTGTGGGAGCTGTTCGATACTCAATAAATTCCTCTAGCATTTCCTTTCCGTATTTATCTATGAATATATCATATCCTAGGATGTCTTCAATTTTCACCGCATCCTTACCTTTTTTTTCAGAAAGAATTTGTTTAGTAGAAGAAGGATTTTTTGGAGGTACATCTTTATTCTTTACATTCTTATCCTTCTTAACATTCTTATTAGTGTCCGTCTGTTGTACCGTCTGATGTCCGTCTGTTGTACTGTCAGTTGTACCATTTCATTGATACATATCGTAATTATTGATCGTTATGATGCTTTTGACCTTGCTTTTGTGTTGTACTATCTGTTGTACCGTTTCTAGGTATTTTAAGAACCTTCTTACCTTTCATCTTGACCACTTCCGTCTCACTGCTAAAGTTGTCTCTGAGTATCAATTTTGTCATCTTTTTAGATTTATAATATTACCTCTAACTATAATTACTCAATCTTTATGGTTAGTATTTAACAACAAATCCTGCCAAGCTTGCCAACGAGTAAATGGATCAGCAAAGTATAGCTTACTATCTTGTGATTGTCTTCGTAGTTTGATGTAACCTCTGTGCATTTATTTTATTATATTGTAAATTATTTACATATAGCCGTTGCCTTAATCACTCCAAACTTATCCATTCACTCAAGTTGTGTATCTTCGTATACTTTATAAATGGCATCTAATAGATTTGGGGCATTTACATTGTATACAGCTTCAAACTTCCCATAACCCGTGACAACTCTACAAGTGATTTCATATTCATTCATGAAATAATAATTAAGAATAAATCTTTTTTTGGACACGTGAAAAGGTGGTCGTCCCACCCAGCCATTGGATAAAAGCAACCACCTCTTCTTGAGTATCGTTGTAGTAGTTTATACCGTCATTACGGACGTGGCTGGGAAGGAACTTTATAGCTTAAAGAACACAATTACTTAGGACTATAATGATTACTTTTCTAATTGCAAGGCTATTTCAAAAACTTTTATCCCTTTTTCTCTGTCCTAGAAAGTCCCGATACCATTACTCATTGCTCAGGAAATAAATCCTATTAGCGCCATCAATCACAACATAAATATTATAGCTGCAAACAATCAAAGAATAGTTTTTTCATCTTCTGATATTTTCTTCCACATCTACTTATAAAAATAAACAATAACTACATTTTTTTTACTCTGGTTGCATTTCTTTCATCATTTCTGCATGGAAGGCTTCCATTTCTCCTAACCCCTCTCTTGCTACAAGTAAAGCATCTACCCATAACTTAAATTTAGCAAACCCAGCAAGTACCTCTTCTGGCACTCCTTCTGTTCCTCCTTCTTGTGTAAGAGGAAATTGTTCACAGAATTTAATAGCTTGTGCCTCATTTAAGTCTAGCCACATATCCATCTTAGACATAAAAAAGGCATACATTTCCATCTCTTGTTGTGTTGGCATTTATATATAAGTATAGAATATAAAGATAAATTACTTTATTTACTCTTTACAAAATTCCTCAAGTGTCCAATCAATGGTGTTCTGAGTGGCTTGTCTCTCTTGGAGATATACATTTCCCACACAGTTGGTGTCTTGAGTGGTACTTGGCTTAGCTTCAACTTCTGTTTGTTCTTCTTCTCCATCTAGTTTAGTGAGATATAAAGTAGAGACAATTTCTTTTTTAGTATTCAGACATTGCACAATTACTTTATCACCCACACGCTCTATGTCTACTCAGAGTGAGTGTCAGATATCTAAATTGACTTTCCAAACTCAATCGAACTCCATATTTGGTTTTATAATAAAAAACCAATACCTAAGTATTGGAAGTTATGTTTTTAGTTTATCGTAAAGTCTAGCCATCATAAGAATAGCGTGTCTTCTCTGTATGAAGTCTTCTCAGTCTTTACCATTCCATATACCTAATTTCTTCATTAGGTCTAAGTCTCTCTGATCCTTCTGTGCCTGAGACATTTTTCTCTCTTTTGCTTTTTCGTTCAACATGTCATTGAGTTGAGTAAGTAAATCTTTCTCCTTTGCCTTTTTCTTTTCTACAATATAATCCTTGTCAAGATACTTGTCAAGCACAAAAACATAAGAAGAAGGAAAGAATACATTATTCTTCAGTAGTTTCTCTCGTGATACTTCTACACTGTAGGTGTTGTACTTGTTATATCCTATAGAAGCTCTTTCAGCCTTTGCATAGCTATCTACTACCCTTACGTGTTCTCAATCCCATACTAGACAGATACTATGCCCATAAGCGAAGTCTTTGATACTCTCCACCTTATCTAGCTTACCATCTGCATTCTTATCGCTTGAATAAGCACTGCTTCCCCTGAAGCCTGATTGGAGAATATATCCTTTCTTCAGTAACGATCGCCACAGATCAGAATTAGTCCATATCTTGAAATAAGAAACTTTCTCCTCATTGTTGTTGTTGTGTCGTTCCTTTGTCCCTCGTGTTCCCTTACTCAAGTATGTACCTACTCATTCTCCTGCTCCTATCTTGGATTCATTCTTGAAGTAGTCTCGTTTTTCTTTTCTATAAAAAAGCTCCATTCTTTCTCAGGTATAGTTAGAAAGACAGGTTGTCCCTGCTTCACTCACGCAACTAGAATTACTCACTTCTTTTTGATTGTATTCTATGTGATTATCTTGCCAGTTTTCGTAGATTGTAGGCAAGTCTTTCAAGTCTCTCGTAGCACCTAGTAATTCTTCTTCTCAAAAATCCCTAGCATCAACATCATCAATAAGTCCAAAGTGCTGTCCTTTTTCTAAGTTCATATTATTCCTATGAATAAAACTAACTTAGTTTACTATCAGCAGTAAACCTTCCATAGATGTTTACTAGAATAAGAGCCGCTGCTGTGATATGTTCTAGTATGTTACCTACTTCACCTTGTGCAATCTCTACACCAGTGATTTGTCAAAGTAGAATAAGTGCAAGAGCAATAGCACTAAGAATAGTTTTGGACTTCCATCGAGCTTTCTTTAGTGTCATATAATTATAATCAAATAATAAAGAGCTTGATAATTATGACGATATTTCACACACCTATAAGTCCCACTATTGCCTTGATGGCGATAACAGAACCCTGTGCTTTAAGCCTAAACTCAGAATTTTTCAACACTTGACCATTAGTAGTGTCTTGCCTCCTGTGCATAGACTTTATTCATAATCAAATACTGTCTAGCATAATTTTTAGTTCTCAATTTGTTGGTGTAGGCATTTATTTCATTTTCAATTAGACTGAAATAAAATCTATTTTAATGCTCTATCTATATCCCAAGATAAAACACTCTCCACTATCATTGCTTACTGTGCAGTAAGAATACGTTGACGCTAATACAAAATTCGCTGCTCAATTTATTGTTTCTGAACCATTGCCATCTACTGTTACTGTATTGCTTCAAGCGTCTATCTTCATTACAGTAATCTCCTCTGCTATCCATTCTGCTACAGGCGGTAATGTCAATACTATGTTCCCACTTGTTGCGTCTGCCCATACTTTCTTAGTTCCTACTGCTATATTTCCTGTGGTTCAAGGTGTTGTATATATGGAGTCACTCCTTTTTATAGGAGCTATCTGTGTCCAAGATGTTGCGTCTTTCACTACTATTAAGCTGTCTCCTATCTCTAGTGTCTTATCTACTGCACCATCTAAAAGAAAATTATCATATCATGCTCAAGGTGAGGCATTGTGATTTATTGTTGTCCCTCAAGAGCCATTGGCTCTAAGTGCAACTATTGTACCAGATTGGATACTATCTGTCATACCATTTATAGTAGTAGTTCCTGATATATTCCTAAAGTTACCTCCTGTTCCTGTAAAGTCCATATCTCCTGCTGAGGTAAGATCATCACCCTTATTCCCCAATACATTTCATCATAAGATTAAATCAGCTCCTGATGCCATAGTAGCATCGCCATTAAATGTTGCATCTTGATCTACTGTAAGGTCTGCTGTACAAGTTACATCATCACCAAAACCTACTAATCAAGTACCTGTTTCTATAGCATAGTTAAGAGTACCCCCTGCTGTTATATTAGGTAGTTTGATACCATAGGCGTTAGTTATTGTACCTGCTGCATTGATTATAGCGGATTGGAAACCTATAGCATCTGTTATAGTACCACCTGGATGTGCCATAATTACTGCAGTAGCACAACCAATAGCTTCTGTTGTTGTTCCTGCTGCTACTACCTGTGATGAACCCATTAAACCTATACCTCTTGCTATTGTACCTGTTCAGGCATTAACAAAGTTACCATTGATAGCCCCAGTACCATTCTGTCCTGTTACATCTGCGTTGAGTGTGCCAGTTCATGTTATTGTTGTTGTGCCTCTTATACCGTTATAGTCAGAAGAGGATATTGTTCCTGATACAGCTAGTGCAATATCTAAATCATGTGCGTCTACTATACCTGCTGATCCTGTTGCAGTTATAGAAGCAGTTGCTTCTGCTTGTCACAAAATAGATAATTTAGCATTATCTGTGTCTCGCTTGAAGTTAGTATCTTCATCTAACGTTGAGGCTGGATTTATAAACAGAATACAATCATCTGTTCCTCAAGCAATAGTACCTCCTATTGCAGCTCCACTGTCTGAGTGAAATTCCTGAACCATTCTGTCTCACATGATTTGATTGATAATGATAAAATTGTATTATGATTTGGTTGGCAAAACTCTTACGTCAGTACTCGCAGAATCTGAAATGATATGGTATTCATTCAAGCTATCGTAAGGAAGCACTATAGAACCATTGTACTCAATAGGATAGCCATTTGATGAAGTAACAGTCATATTTCTTCTTAGGTATATGACTTTCCCACTATCGTAATTCTTTACGAGAACGTAGACTGTACCTACAAATTCAGTAATGTCAGTTTGTTGGTCTAAGAAACTTCAAATAGTTCATTCTGAAGTTCCTACTGTAATATTAGCCATTGTTTTATTTGTAAATAAATTAAAAAGAAAGATGGGGGGATTTCTCCCCCTATCCACTTACCTTATGTATTAGAAGGTGCTAGACTGAATCTCAACATTGACCATAGCCTTTCCATTGTCTACGTATGTTTTAACACCGTAAAGAACACCATTGAGAACATTTACACCCAATTTGTCTTGTACCTCCCTCATTCTTACTCTTGCATCGCTTTGCATAACAAGGACTGGATTTCCAACACCTCCAAAGAGTTGATGTTGTTTTTCTAGTGCTGTAGTCCACACATCTGTAGCATCAGTAAGTGTCTCAGAAACTGCAAGTACACCTACACCTTTGTAGTTTACAGTTAGTGTATCTGCTGTGTCATCGTTAGTAGCAGAAACTCTGTTTTGGAAGAGTCTCAAGTCACTACCAGTGAGTGCTACTCCAGTGGCTGTAGTAGTACCAGGATCGTTTAGCAATGTTGCGAAACTTGCTCTTGTAGTATCTACAGTACCATCGATAAGAACATTACCAGCAGTCGTACCAATAGAAGATACAAAAGTGAATGTTACTCCTCCGATGACTACAGTGTCTGTATTTGTAGGATCAGTAGCCAAAGCCAATACAGCAGATCCAGCAGTCTGGTTACTTCTGTATAGTTTGAAGCCATAGAAGTTTGTGATGAATCCATTGTCATTCAATTTATCTCCCATGACAGTATCTCTACCAGCACCATATTGAATGAGAATCTCTTCAAATTCAGGAGAGATTACTCCGTAGAAGTTGTTTCCTGGGATGTTCTGCTTCATCAATTTCTTTTTAGCAGCAGATACAGTAGCCAATATGTTAGAAGTAGTAAGTAATATACCATTTGATGAAGTACCACCTATATCTCCATCGTCTACTGTAGAAGTAGCATTGAAGACTTCACCAAGAACGTCAGCATCTACTTGATTGGACAAGTATACACCATCATCTTTAGCATAGTTTGCAATAAGGTTGTAGTTTGACTGAATCTTGTCGAAGTCATCGATGTAGAAGCCAGTTGCGAACTCTCTATTGATAGATAGTTGTTCCTGTGTATCTGTTTTGTCATCGATAGTAATTGCAGTACCTCTTGTGTAGGTCTGCACTTCGTTTGAAGATCTGTAAGGTCTGTTTAGTGTGTCTCCTCTTGAAAGTTGGGATTTGAAAGAGATATCAGCAATCTTCATAGCGACATTAGTCTTGTAGAATACTCTCTGTTGTTCTCTTGCCCAAATCTCGGGAAAATCAACTGTAAATGTATTTGCCATTGTTTATGTGGATAAATCAATAAAAGGATTATGAGAATGTACCCCCCATATCGAATCCTTCCCTCTTCCTGTAAGCGTCGTATTCAGATTCAGTCATGTCAGCTATGGATTTCTCCCCGCTTTCCTTGTCTGATCCTCATACTAAAGTCTTGTTTGCTTGTTTAGCCTTAGACAGTTTGTCCGAGTTAGAGAATCAATATTTGGTAATAACATCCTCGTAGGCTTCTCAGGTAGCTTTTTGCAAATCTCTGATTGCCTGTTCGTGTGTTGAAAGATTAGGATTGATGTCAAGCATTTCTCTAAACTTAAATTCAGCCTCTTGTGCCTTTTGTAAGTTTTCAAGATCACTCTTTGTCACTACTCCTTCGTTCTTGAGAAATTCCCTTGCTGCTTTGACATCATCAGTTTCTTCAATTTTTGGTTGATTAGCTTCAGATATCTTAGATTCAAGTTCCTTTCTCATAGTAGCGACTTCCTGTGTTTTTTTAGTGTAGTCTGATTGACGTAGGTAGCCACCCTTTCGCTCCTTGATGTCCTCTAAACTTACCTTCTCTCAGTCTACCTCGATTCCTGGTTGTTCATTGGAAGTCCCCTCAACTTCTTCTACCTTTTTCTCTAGGGTTGTTTCTTTTGAGTCCGTCATGGTAATAGTAAATAGTAAAAAGTTACTTTGGTAGGTTCTCTAGATTTGCAAGGAAGGTCAGGAATTGGTCTGCTTCACGCAAGGTAGCTTGTACTCACTTAATGTCATCTGACTTTACTGTTTTGAGTCTCTCAAAAGCTCCTTCCATTACTCTTGACCAGTATTCTTTAATCTCCTTGTATCATGGAGTTCCTGCGATGCCCTGAATGGCAGATTTTTGCTTAAAGAAGTAATCTTCGGCGACCGTTCTACTAGCATAATAAGCCTTCTTGGATTTCCTTTCAGCAAGTAAATCAATTACACTCATAGCGTTAAAAGATGTAAAATTGGGCTTACAGTATTTCTACCTGCCAAGTATTAAATACCTGCGGTTAGACCACCTTTTGCAACTTGTTCTGTCAATGCTGCGGCATCAGTACCTGGAGTAGCCCCTGGTGTTGGTAGCTGTCCTCATCCTCACCCTCCTCATTGTCATCACTGTCACATAATTTGACTCAATATATCCTGTTGTTTAGTCTGAATATCTTCTTTCAAGAATTTATCAAGATTCTTCTTCTCAAATGTTTGTGCCATATCTTTGAATGCTTCCTTGAGGTCTATCTCTACTCCTGCTTGTTTGGCTTGTATTGCCATTGTATAGAATGCTATGGCATCTTCTCTCCTAGCTTCCACACTATCAAAGCTACTGGATCATGCCTCTACTTTAATTGAGTATCTTCTGAGTGCATCTCTGAGCAACTCTCTACTGATCTCCCAGAAGCCTTTTTCTCCCATCTTCTTGATGACTATGTTCTCTTCCATATTCTCGTAGGTAGATTGCAGTAGTTTGTATGCAATTTTCTCTAGTCCCTCTTCAAAATGCTTTCTAATTTCATCAATTACGCTATTACTCTCAAAAAACTTAATTCTTGCTCAAGTGGCTGTATTTGTTAGTGCTTGTTGGCTTCTAGGGTTACTTGTGTCTACAGTGAACGTCAGAGACTGTACCTGCCTCTCTATGTCGTTCTGCTCTTGAAAGTAGTCGAAGGGAAGCGGTCTGTGAGGCAATTCTGTGATGTTTTCTAAAGCTGTTACTGCATCCTTAGATGTTGTAATGATATTTCCAGGTTTGCTAATCAAATCCTTTGGATTCACTCCACTATTAGGAGATCGCACCCATGATCTATTTAATGCCCCAGTTATGTATTGACTAGCACTATTCTTCTTGAAGTTCATCTCCTCTTGCAGACCTAGTATAGGTTCAACAAAACCAGTTGAAAAATGTGTCTCCGTATCCTCAAAACACTTAATATCTTCTAATGGTATATGTGTTATCTCTCTAAACTCTAGTAACACTAAGTCTGCAACAGTAGATATGAGGTATAATTTTTCTTTCCCCTTGTATGTGTAGAATCCATAGTATGTTTTTACTTTCATGCTGTTTTTATCTACTCCCTCCTTCATATCCGTAGTGTCTATCCCTGTAATCTGTTGTATGGTTTTTTTGTATGAATCTTGATCGCTACTCCATTGGCTTATCTCAGGGATTCTTTTCAACTTATCAAGGTTCATATATCTTTCTTTCTGTGCCTCTAGTTGTGCTATCCTTACACCGCTAGTTTCTTCTATAATACCAGGCATATCTTCAAACAAGACGTATCTGGGATCATAATACATATCAGTCCAACTCTTTATCTCAATGGTTGGATATTCTCCTGTAATAGTTTCCGTTATCTTCTCTTCCTTGATCTTATTCTCTCAATCTACTCTAACCTCATACTCTAGGTCTTTGCTCATCTCATACTTAAATCTTACCTTAGCGTAGCTATTTCCGTAAATAATCATGTTCTTTGCCCAAAGCCTCATTACTTCTCTAAGTCAATATCTATCAAAGATATATGTGAGATAGTCCTGTATTCCTCTTGATAACCTGTGCAAATCCTTCATTTTATCCATCCTTTCTTCTGGACTTAGCTTCTTGTCCTCCTTTCTGAACTCATCTGTCCTTACGCTTACAATCCACTTTGGGTCTTTAGCCATAACTCTAGGCAAAATCTTATTCACAACCTCATACGCCTTATTGACCTTAAATGTAGTCTGTCGGTCAGCTTGTTTCTTTTGCTTGAAAGTTGCATATCCTTCATATACACCTAGCATCTTCTCCCTATAGGCTTTCATAAGATCCTTAAAATTATCATAGTTCGCATTGACGAACATGACTAAATCTGCCTGTTTTCTTTTTTCTACACTTATGGATTTGGGCATCGTTATTATAATAATTAAACATATCAAACAATCTGTGGTCTTCCTAGGTTATCGTACTCTATTTTCACTCTTTTGGCTGCTTCTGAGTTTGGTTGTAGTTTGTAGAGATCGTAAAGCATCTGTTCTGCGTCTATTATGTCATCATGCTGTCATCTAGGGAACTTCTTCAGTTGAGTTTCTAGTTCGTACATTTCAGCTCTGTGGTATATCAGTCAATTCCTGTATAATGGTATCAATCTCCTTATTTTAGCGTGTTTGTCGTGTTTCTGAGTAAGTTCTTCTACATTTGCCCAGATATTCCTCCTTTCTAGTTCTGCTCTCAGTGAGAAGTTCAATGTAACCTGTGCAGCGTAGCTTTCTATTCCTATCTTCTCGGGTTCTCGCTTCTTTATGTGGTAGATCATCTTCTCAATCAACTCACCTGGATCAAACTTCCCTACTGTGTACTCTAATATATACATCTTTTCCCCTATAAACTTACCTGTCATCACACAACTAGAATCTGAGTAGGCTTTCTTGGTAAAGGCTGGGTCACAAGTAGTGAATATCCTTCCTCCTGTAGGTATCTCATCAAAGTATCTGAACCATTCCTCATGGAACTCCTGTGTTGCCTTGTTGATAGGGTCTTGTTGATACTGACAACTGAAGGTAGCTGCATTGCTCCTCTTGATCTGGTCTAATATATCCAAAGGAAACCTCTTGGGAAAGAAGGACTCTCCCTTTGCTCTAAACATATCTTTTTCTTCTGCTATGGCGCTTACTTTCAATACTTTCCAGTCCTCTCAGAGTCATTGCTCTGTCAACTCGAGTAAATGTCCACATAGATCGTTGTCATGTAATCTCTGCATTATAATCACGATAGCACCTAGGCTTTTGTCGTTTAGCCTTGATTTTATAGTGTCATGGTAGTTATTGTTGACTTTTGTCCTTACCAATTCACTATCTGCCTCATCAGGCTTAATAGGATCATCAATGATGATAATGTCAGCACCGATACCAGTAATAGTACCAGTCGACCCTGCTGCATAATATTGACCTCAATCTTGGTTTTCCCAGTGTTGTTTGGTGCTTTGGTCTTCTTTTAGATCAGATACTCTTGGAAACATACGTCTGTATGTCTGTGAAGTATACATATCCCTTGCTCATCCAGAGTTTTTCTGTGAAAGCTCTGCTGAATAGGAGATTTGCATAAACTTCTTCCTAGTGTCTTGACCTAAGCACCATACTGGGAATGCCTTGGATACAATTTCAGTTTTTAATGACCTCGGTGGTATATTTATGATAAGTCTTTTTGTTTTTCAGTAGTATACGTCCTCAAGGCAAGAGCATATTTCCTTTATGTGCCAGTTTTCGTCTATTTCCTGTTTCTTTTCCAGGCTTCGGTATGAGAGTAGAAATTCGTATAGGCTTTCTCTCTCTGGTTGATACCTCTTCTCTAGTTCTCTTCTGGCTTTCTCTTTGAGGACTTCTTGTTGTAGAGTGTCCATGCACGTGTTCTACGGAATAAAATATTAGTCTTTCATGTCTATCAGCTCAAGCAAACAATATGTGAAGATAAATATTCATACAAATAGCAATAACATCATTAGTCTAATAATTGATCTAAAACAGCCGCTCATGCTATTGAACCACCAGCAGTTAATCATGCTGTTGTAAGGTTCTTCAAACTAAATATGCCTGATTTAGCTTTAGCAAACTCAGGAGCTCTCATTATCATATTGTTTCTTGCTTCATACAGATGACTTAATATTCTAAACTCACTAGATACACTTGCGTCTCCTGCTAAATCTACCGCTTTATCCATAACCTCATTCAATTCACGCCTGTGTTTGAGCCAATTGTCTCTTCTTGTCTCCTGTATGTCTGTCAAATTTATACCTTCCTTTATCTTTTGTTTAACCGCATTGTCAAAAGTCTGCCTTGCTTTCCATACTTCATCAGCATTCTCTGCTGCTCTGAGATCAATGATTAGTTGTTTGATTGCAGTTTTTTCATTTATACTTAAGGTAGCAGCAACATTGGGGTCTTTTATTAGAGAACCTTCCAGTTCCAATATTGTTTTATTTAGGTCATTCTGGAACTCACCCACAGGAACATCTTTCATCCTTCACTCTAATTTTGTTGATCTAACACCTATTTCATCTTTTATTTGCCCCATTAACTTTTCAGGGTTTTTACTCGGTTTCTTGATTACTTCTGGAATAGTATTTGCCACATCAATTTCTTTTTGACTAGGAGCTATTTTTCATTTTCTCTTTCCAAATAATTCAGTCTTAACTCATTCATCTTCAATACCTAATCTTCCCTCACCAAAAGCTGTTCTCTTTGTTTTGGCATTCTCTGGTGCCATAACTATATCAATAACCTTCTCTCATTTCTTAGACAATGGTTGTGGGTTAGCTTGTTCTCGTATCTTACGGAGTTGGGATTCTGTTTTGATTTTCTCAGAATTGAAAACAATTGTTATATCAGATGGTATTCATTCTCAATATTCAAATGCATCATCTATTGTATTTTTTATTACTACTACATCATATCACTCTCTCCTCGCTTCATCTATTATCTTTTCTTGTGTGCTTGCATTATATCTTTCTACACCTGTTATTTTTTTTGTTTTTGCATTATTATTTAAAAATGCTTCTGTAATTCTTCATTTTTCATCTCACATTTGTCATTTAATTGCTTCTCTTTTTTTTATGAACTCCTCTTTGGTAATCTTTTTATCAAAATACAAATCTTCCAAAAATTCTACTTTTAACTTTCAAGGACTTTTGGCTGTATCTATATAACTTCAAGCCACATTCTTTTTAGACGTAAAAAATACTGCTTTTTCTTTTCATTCTTTTGGTATCATAAATTCTTGTATATCTCATTTTCATCAATGATATATTGGTTTACCCCTACTCTCCACAAACTCATCAGCTGTCTTATACTTCTTGGCTTCTTCTATTAAATTTGTAGTCTTCTTTGGTAATCACTTGTTTGCTTGTTCCCGTATCTTACGGAGTTGGGTGTTTGTTTCTCTAAATTTCTCGGAGAAAACAATTACCTCTTTATCAGTATATCATCATTGTATTCATGTTTCCTTTCATATCCGTCTAAGTTTTTCACTCCATGTGGGGTCTTTACTCGCATATGTGGTGTCAATCACTATGTCAGATGGATTTATTGTCTCAGAAATAACACCTCATCCACCATACTTTTCAGCTTTCTTTTTATCGTATGTCCATGACTCAAACATATTCCCACCTCATTTATATTGGTGCTTATTTATTCATCTATAAAGTCTAACTGGTTTGGTTGGTACTGTTATACTAAACGAATCAATAACTTTTTGTGTTAGCTGAGGTTTCCCCTCTCACGCTGCTAAAATATGTTGGTAGAAATCAACTGCTTCAGGGTCTAAATTTATCAACCAATGGTTTGATGTCTCTTTTATATATCTTTCATATTCTTTAGGACTCATATGTCTTTTAGTAAAGTTTGGTGTGTATGTGTGTTTGCCAACAATATGATTTCCTTTCACAAACTCATCAGCCGTCTTATACTTCTTAGCTTCTGAAACTAAGTCGTCTGTTTTACTTGCTACTTTTGTTGCTCACTTCCCAATAAGTTGTTTTGCTCATCTACCAAATTGTTTGATTCCAGGAAGTTCAGCAGCAAATAACCCTATGTTTACTATAGACTCTAAGTCTCTTGCTAACTCTGGTTGGTTCTGTTTGAGTTTTCAGTAGGCTGCTGCTCCTTTCTGTACAGCTAGCAAAGCTGGTTTCAATGCTTTAGAAATTGTTTTTCAGAATGCAGTCTCTCATGCTTTTGCCAAAGTACTCTTGAATCCTTCTTTCAAAGCTTCTGGAGCTTTTTTCTCTACAGCACCAAAAACTGTTGAGATAACTTCTCCTGGTATATCTTGTCAAATAAATCATGCTCCCTCTCATACAGCTCTTATAACAGCTTGTCTAGGAGTTATACCTCAAATTCAAAATGGTCTGACTTTAGGCAAGTCTTCTGTTACTACCCTATCAGCTCTTTCAATGAGTTTCTCTCCTAGTCTACCAAACATACCAGGAGATTCTTTTCTTTTATTAAATACTGGCTGTTTAGAGACAGTTGTAACAGTTTTTGGTGCTTTCTTATCATTGAATACTGCCATCAATACTATTCAGGTAAATAAAACTCACCATCACTTCCCATAATATACATAACACCATTATTTATGGCAAAATCTCCCTCTTGATAGTCTATAGTGTCATCAAAATCTACTGCATTCTCTGGTATACTAAAGTCATCTGTCTTGTCTTTTGTTTTATTGGCTTCTAATACTGTAATACCTGGCTCAAATAAAACAAAGTTGTTTGATTCTGCTGCCATTCCTTGTAATACAATCATTCTATTTACCCTTTTCTGCTTCAAAGTCTGTGCATCATCTCATGGTTGAGGGAGATACTGTTTCCTTGCTGTTCTAAACTCACTACCACTAATAGCAGCACCAGACTCCCTCCTTAATACAGCATTAACAAAGTCTCTCTCTGTCTGCTTCTGTTGTCTCACTACATCACCTTTCAAGAAGTTTGGTGACATTCTTCTTCCTATAATCCCTGCTGTAGAGAACCCTGTTATGTCTTCTTCTAATCAGTCTAATATATTCATAGAATTTAGTATCCTAGCAGCAAAACCAAATGCCAATCACTGTCCTTGATTCTTGAATTTAGCCTTAGAAAAATCTATTGAAAATGGATCTATTCCTGAAGCTTCAATCTCTTCTGCTGTCATTTTTTTCCCACCTCAACCTCATCCTCCTCAAGCCCCTCCTCTTGCTCCTATCTCTATGCTGTATGCTCCTTTTCCTCCTGATGAGTTGATAGCGTTTGGATCTCGTTGGAATCTTCTTTGATTCTTTCCTGATCCTACTGTAACTGTTTCAGCAGCATCACTGTCTGGAGACTTAGCCTTAGCAGCGGTTGCAATTACGATCGCTCTTAGATGTTCAGGTACACGTGATATAACGCTCTCATTGAGATTGCCTTCATCATCTATTACTATTCCTGAGAAGTTATTGACCATATCGAACTCATCATCAGTTATTTCTCCAAATCACTTACTGGAAGCCTCTAGTAGGTTGTTTACTCTATCTGCCGCTCTGATGTTAGCTTCTCTATTCAACCTGTCAGTCTCTGCTATAGAAGCATTATGTAATTCTGCTGCTTCAAGTCTGAAGGCATCTACAGTTCCTTGCATTTCTGCTATAGTTTCAGCATCTGCACCTTCCTGCTCTGCTCTAAACATCGCTAGGTTGGCATCTCTAGCTGCTGCTAAGGATTGAATACCCTTATCTGTATTTTTCTGTATCTCTAGTTGCTTATCTGCTGCAAACGTACTTCTACCAAATCAAGAGAAACTCATAGAACTTTGTACTGTTTGCTTCTGTCTTTCTCAAGCCTCAAGTAATTCTCATTGAGATTGCTGAAACTGTTGATTCAACGCCTCTCTTCTGGCTTCTATAGATTGTTGTCCAGTTGCCCTTAAGGCTGCTGCATCTCTATCTACCTTTGCTTGTGCAGCAGCAATCCTATCTTCAAAACTAGATATAGTATTGTCATCTGTCCTGTTGGCTAATGTCCTTGCTGCTTTCTTAGATATATTGATTGCCTCTTGTCCAACGTCTTCTCCAAAAGCTACAGCAGTATCTACATGATCTATATAGTCTTGTAGAGATTCAGGGTCTGAGAAATTAGGAGCTGCAAACCTCTGACTAACAGTTCATGATCTGTCTACAAGAGGATTTTGAGTGGTAGCCACTACGGGAGGTTTGAATGTACCTATATCCAACCCAAAACCACTAAGGATGTCTTGAGTTTTCCTTCTTCATCTCCTTCCTGTAGACGTACCTATCGCCTTAGAGATTCTGTCAAAGTCATCGGGATTCGTTAGATCTATAGCCATCGTTATATATTAAGTAAATACTTCGTTCTTTTCTATCATAAACCATCCAGCTCATCCATCTCATCCATCTCATCAATTTGCTCAACCACCTCATCAATTAACTCCAGCTGCAGCAGCTCAACCACCTCATCCTCCTCATCATCAGTCAGTATATCATTGAGCTCCTCAAGTTCCTCAAAGTCATTTATTTCATCATAAAACTACTGGAGTTACTGAGCCAGTTTCCGTTCAATTATATAGCACTATACAAACTCAACCTCAACCTCATCAACCTCAACCTCCATCAGAACTATTCGGTATTCAATTAGTGTCTCAATTTGAACCATCAGCTCATTCTACTGTTATTGCAGAAGATGACCAAATTATACTTCAGGCAACTTCTATAATTAGAACTCCTCATCATGCTCAACCACCTCATCATTGTCATACTAATCCTCAATCTCAACTTCCTCAAGAAGCACCTCAAGCTCAAGATAATGAAAATAATGCCCTCAATGATTGATAATATGTAATATCAACTATTTCTGGAGCAGCTCATCAAGTTCAACCACTACTATAGGTTGCTCAACGAGTTCATTTGTTTGCTTTGAAAAATGGCATATTTGTTATCCCATCAGTTCAATTGATGCCTATTGTCTGTGAAACAGTTGCTGGTGCCGCTCCTCATAGAGATCATTTACCTTGAAAGTCAAATGTCCAATTTGTGAAGTCGGCATCTCAACTTACTTTTATATGTACTATACATCCTGTTGGTGTTACTGTACAAGTTCTTGCTACAGTACCAGCTGTCCAAGATGTAAAGTCTTTCACTATGTATGTATTATTTGATCCTGCTATAGTTAAGTTAGCGTCTCCTTGTACTCAATCAGAACCATCTCCTCAGAATTTAGAAGTTATTCCAGGTACAGTCAAAGAAAGATTTTCTACCGTTCAGTCGTTCTTTCCTACATATAAATCATCATTAGATGTGTCTTCTCCAAATTGTCCAGGAAGAAGATCTCCTGTAGTAAATGCTCCAGCATTATCTTCTAGTGCTACCTTCTGTGCATTGTAAGCAAAGTCAGAAGTTCCTGCGTGTCCTGCTGTTAGCAGTCCATAAGAATAACTTACTATCTCTCCTCTCATAGGTGGAGACCCTGTAAATGAACTAGCAATAAGAGATGTAGTAGTAAAAGAAGCACTTATAGTAACTGATTCCCAATTCGCTCAATCTTTACTTGCTGATATTTCATATCTATTGCCTATCTTTTTTACTTTCCAATATACCGTCTCGTTTGCTGATAATGATGCGAATAATATTGTAGTGGTTTCTACCGTTGCTACTTCATAGGTTACCCTTACGCTTGTGAGATGTGTACCCAAGGACACTCTATTATCATCATCTAATCTAAATGTTATTGGCTTTAATGAACTACTTGTATTCATATACACCTTGAAGAAAAACTCTGCATTAGTTGGCAAAGAAGAAGACATTGTGAATATTCCTGCACTAGACAAGGGAGAAGAATGGAATATCTTTCTTTCGTCATTACTCTCATCTATGATTGCCCAAGAGTCTGTATCACAAGTCATATCAAACGTTGTTCAGTTGTAGTAGAAATTATCAGTAACATTTGTCCCTGAATTGTCTTTGACTACACTAATATAATCTATCAAGGCGTTGGAGAATGTATCTCCTGATGCTGCCTTTATAGAATACTCTAAGTGATCTATAATACTAATGTCTAGTGTTCCACTCTGACTGTCTGGAGTGTCCATATCAAAAGATACGAAGTTCCAGGCATTCTCAGATAAAGCTGTTCCTTCAAACTGAGTTGTTATATTCCATGTTCAGGTGTCGCCGTCTGTATCTGTAATCACTACAGTCACATCTGTAAGTCCTGTTCCTGTAATCGTTGGGATGAATATGTGGAATAGTTGGTATCTATAGTCTGAATAGTCTACTGTTGATGGGTCATAACGAACACCAGATAGGACGTTTGTTCCTGCTTTATCCCACTCTAAACATCCACTACCCAGTAGCTGTCCTGATGTAACTAATGCGAAGTTAGTAGCATCATCTTGTGCTGACCAGTTAGTAGCAGACTCACAATCATTCACTATTGTCCAGTTGTCATCATACTGTGATAGATTTCCTATGTTGAAACCATTTATTGAAGTTAGTGGTGGCGTTGTGCTTGTTACATCTACCCAACCTCCTGATGTGTTGTATTGTAGGATAGCATCGTCTGTGTTTCGGATCAATGCTCAAAGTGGAGTTCCTGAAAGAGCATCTCTCTCTGCTGTTGTAAGTTCTACAGGAGCAAATCAGAAATTAGTACCTGTAAAATTTACTGTTCAGGTTACTAGATTCGTCTCGTCCTTTCCTACTTTGCTAATTATCGCTGTGTCCATGTCTTCCCAGAAAGCATAGTTGTCTGAGATGATAACTGTACTTCCTACTGCATGAGTTTGCTGTGTGTAAGCCACACTAGCCCCCTTATTGACTGTTATGCTACTCACGTTAGCAGTCTTTGCTACTGAAGCATAAGAGTCTATCTTAGCAACTTGCATATTACTCTTCCCAGGATTCACAACAAAGTAAGTATCTGCTGTTGCTGGGAATGTAAATGTAGGAGAATCATTCAAATAAATCGTGCCAACTGCCCCATCTCGTGATTGGGCTAACGTTGTTTCAAAATTGTCTTGCATCGGGTAAGCTAAGAGATTTGCCATTATCCTATACTTTGATAATTAAATACATCCACTGGTTCTCCTTCTCTGCTAATTCTCATCTGCTCTAGTATTCGTAGTCCTCCTGTAGATTGCATATTTACTGCTATGTCACTTCACATTGAATACATAGGGAGTCTGAATCTGAATCTATAGACTGGTACTCCTTGTGATTGTTGTGGTCATCATAGAGAGACTATTCCTATTGGTCTTGTACCTAGCACCTTCACTGTAGAACCTACATCTATCATGTCATCATCTATAAACCCTTCGGATGCTGTCTCTCAATCTACCTTGGCTTGTACTTGGATATCAAATCCTACTCTTTTTAGCCCTATAACATCTACATAGTCAAAGTCTTTGTTTAGTCCAGGAGTATTGAAGTCAAATCTTTTGGTCTCTAACTCATACGGAATAGCTACTCCGTTGTCATCGAAACCTGTCTCAATCTCGAACATCTGTCATCCTGTAGCACTGGAGATCAAGTATTTTACCTCTTGGCTACTGTCTATGTAGATACCATAGTCGTATAGGTTGGGATATTCATATTGTGTCCATCCTCCTGTTGCACTGTTGTATACTAGTGTTGTGTCTGGTCTGTTGTCGTTGTTGGTGTCAAAGGAGAAGTAGTAGTTGTTTAGTCCTTTGATGTATCGTGATGCAGAACTATTGTATTGGAACTCTTCTATTTGGCTTGTCAGTTGTCTTATGTCTTCTCCTAATGGCTTACCTGTTAGTGCTGCTGATCCTGTGACTCCTGCCCTTTGTGTTAGGGTGTCTATTCCTCTATCGCTGAAGTACACTAAGGAGTTTTCTACGTTCTGTATTGCCCTATCGCTGTAACCTCCTCCTTGTGCATCTATTGCTATACCATTGCCATTGTCTACATCTATACTGTATATCTTGTTTGATTTATAGGCTAAGATAATACTTCCTATCTCACTTATACCATTGATCTTTCATGTTTCATCACCTCCGACTATAATTGCATTTTGGTTGATATCTGTAGCATCAGCTGGAAGTGCATCAGTGACATACATTGTGATCGGAGTTCCGTCATCACCTGCTGAGTATATCCTGTCTGCTAAGAAGCTCACATATCTCACTCTTGGCACTGTTAGATTGAAGCAAGTTGTTGTGGCTGTACCATCATCTGTAAAGTCCAGTACTGTTCCTCAAGGAGATGTGCTAATCTGGAAGTCATTTGGATTTACTGTCCCTGCTACATAGTAATATTGCCCTGCTGTGATCTCTGCTGGTAGTGTTCCTGTAGTAGTGAACTTTACATTATCCCCTAGCACTAGACTATGTGAAGTAAGATTTACAACATCTGTGGCATTGGTAAACGTACAAGTACCTACACTACTCACTCATATTTGTGTATACGTTGTACCATCGTAACTTGCATAGGGATCAACCCCATTACCCATATAGATTATGTTCTTGTATACTGCGTAGTCTCGTCTTGTCCTGTGTGTAGTTAGTCCAGGGATTGTCTCATACTCATTGAGTCCTGTTTGTGTGGATGTCCAAGTATCTGTGCTGTTGTCATAAGCATAGAATACAGATCAACTATTACATACTGCTGTCCTAGTCAAGTTGTCGTCTCTCTGATAAAAGAAGTAACTTGTAATGGGTTCGCTTCCTATTTGGTTACCAAAGGTTGTCATTCCCCTCCTCGTTTCTAGTTGCTTGTCGGAATTATAAAACATATTCCTAGCGATAGTGAATTGATTGTCCTTGATGTTGGCGGATTGAGTGAGGTTTAATCCGCCCTCAAAGTTGTTCACTACCGAGACTTTTGGCATCTACCTAGTTGCATATAAAGTTTTTTTGCAAGTCGTTCTGTATCGTTCTTGTATCTGTAAGGTAGCTTCTTCTTAAATGTTTCTACATACTTCATCTGGAGATCCTCTAGTGATAACATCTCTGATTCAACCTGTGGGATAGCTTCGTATTGGTGGTTTCTTCTCTTGAGTTCTTTTGGTATCAGCTCCTCTCTACATCTCTCACATAATACTCTAACTCTCTTCTCAGTATTGAACTCTGTTCCACTTACGTGTCTGTACTTCTTCTGTCGGTTTTTCTCTATTAGCGTGTCGATCGTTATAATCTCTCACGTCACATCCATTACATTCTTGATATTACTCATATCGTATAATAATTGATAAAAACATACTATACATACTTTTTGTCTCTCAATCTTGATACTCTACGCTCGTAAGAAGTTGTCTCAATCTCTCTGATGGTAGGTCTTACCTATATACTTTTTTTGCCTTGACATTTATCTGTATAGAACGTCATTTCTCATAGAACCACCCATTCTTTGATAGCCAAACTTGATATTCTCATCCTCGTTTATGTAGGAAGTCATTAGTGTTTGGATCATAAAGTTGTAGTCAGCAAGGGCTAACTGAGCCTGTGGTTGTTTCTGTACGCTCAAAAATGCTGCGTACTTGGCAAACTCACAGATAGCATCGTCAAAAGGATCTGGCAACGCACTAGCTTGTGATGTCGTTATGGTAGGCAACAGCTTCAGGTAGTATATGTCTATTGTCTGAGCGTCATTAGGAGTTGGATATAGTCCGTAATTCCCTCCATACAAGTAGTATTGGTAAGGCTTTCCAGTAGGCATAGTGCTGTTCTCTATCAAGAGTGACATATAGTCTACCTTCTCTAATTGATCGCCGTTATATCTAAGTAGTTTCAGTCTAATAAAATCACTCGGGAGACTGTACTCCTGAGTGCCAGATACTGATGTAGCTGTTGTACTTGCTTGGTTCTCTCTCCACTGATAATTGCCATCCTTTTGTGTCTGTGTGTATCCTCTATTTATGTAACTGTCTAGCACATCGGCACTCCAAACTTTAGAGTTAGGATCAATCTTTACGAACTCATCCCTGCATTTTGTTCTTAAATTTACGAGTGAGGTCATCCAGCATCAGTGAAATAAATGTGCTGGAATCCTATTAAGGTTACTCCATTAAACCAATTATAAACTAGACTATAGGAATTACAAGCCTTTTTTGTGGAGATTTGTGTGATGGTCTAGGATTGCCTCTATATCCTCGTCTGTAGAGCCTATAGGTAGGGTCATTCCTCCTATGTACTTTCAAGGCAATCCTACTCATAAGTGTATTTCTCAGTAATATATATCTTTGTACCATGTGTACTGTGGAGTTTCTTTTCGGACTGTAGTTGTAATGTCGTTATCCATTATATTGTGTATATAATTAGAAAGCAAATACTTACGCTCAAGGAGCTAGGAGCTTGTCTAGTTCTTCATCTGTAGCACTCGTAACGTCTATGTTAGCGTCTAACTCAACTGCTGCTTTGTCCTTGTATCTCTTGTCCCTACGCTTCAAATACTCTATAGCTGCCTTAGCGTCTTCATCTCTGACAATGGCTTTCATTAGCGTTCTTCTGCTTAGAATGAAGGGATAATCCTGAGCAGCCTGCATTTTCTTTGAAAACTGAGGATCTTTTTTTAGCCGATCATAATAAGTACATTGGTTTATCCCTGCATAATTACAAGCCTCTGACACAGTTCAGTCTATCTTTAGTATATCCTCTAGTTTACCAACCACTTCTTCTGTTTTTTTGGTAGGTCTTCAGCAAGTACATTGCTTCTTTCGGTTGTTACATCTTTTGCATTTAGTTTGTCAGCCCATCTAATATAGGTTACCTATAAATACTTTGGAGCGTCTAGGTCAGAATTGCACTGCCACCTCAAGCCTGGAAGACTCATGTGCTACTATTACACTATAGACGCATGTTATATATGTATATATTCTTTTTTTATTTTTGGATATGGATATGATTTTATGTCTAATACATAATGTTGATCTAAAATATATATATATTTATGTTTTCATTTCGTGTAATGTTTTGTCGCATTTTTGTCTATATGTTTTTTCACACTTTCTAATGATTGTTTTACTCACATTCAATAAACAGATTTAGGATGTACTTTTTTTCACTTAATAATGAAAGCAGAAAATGAGTCAATACCTGCAGTTCATAAATACAACCAGTTAGTGGCTCTATATATAGATCAAACATGGTTTTGGTCTAAGTCAGAATAACTGACTATCAATTTACATAAAGGTAAATCTTTTTTTATTAGTTTTAATGATATACTCAATGGTTTACTTACATTTTCCTGTTTTCAATTAAGCGCCACTCTGACTAATTCAATAACTTCTCATTGTTTCAATCCAAATGGTTTGCAAATATTGCAATTCGCACCTGTACCATATAATATTACTCAACACCACTCACTATTATAATATACATTATATCAATGTGTATTCACTGGGACTGTTTTTGAATAATGATAATACTTACACGCATATTGAACTGCTTTATT